TATGTCGAACTAGATTCGGTTGTATATTACAATCAGTCTAAAACGACTCTCAATGAGTCTCAAATTAAAGCTGAGGTTCTTAATTCTCTTACTAGCTATAAAGGTAGTTCTGATTTAGAGAAATTTAACGGACGTTTTAAATATAGTCGAATTGTTGGTATCATTGATGCCACCAACTCTGCTATTACATCTAACGAAACTTCAGTAACGCTCAGAAAAGATTTCATTCCAGTATTGAACACTGTTGCTCAGTACGAAATCTGTTATCAAAATGTTGTCAGGAGCGGATGTACCGATCCATCAGTTCAGAGTACAGGATTTGTACTTGCTGACTATCCAAACGATGTTGTTTACTTAGCTGACGATCAAGTCGGCAATGTCTATCTTTATAAGATCGATGCAACTACAAAAGATCGTTTTGTGCTAAATGCACAGCAAGGAACGATTGATTACCTCAAAGGAGAGGTAATGTTGAATCGGTTAAATATAATCAGGGGAACGTATGATGACGATAGGATTGAACTTAGAGTCTCTCCTAAAAATAAAGACATCAATGCACTCCGTGAAGCATATCTAACTTTAGATTTGACAAGTAGCGTCTTCCTAATCAAGAAAGAATCATTAATCTGATAAATGCAAGGTCCTAGTCTCGCAGCACTGATTGAAAATCAGCTTCCTGATTTCATTGTCGAGGATTACCCCCTCGTAACTAATTTTCTGTCGAAATACTACGAAGCACTCTCTATCGGAGAGGGACCTACTAGTATTATTCAGAATTTTGAGAAGTATCTTGACGTTGATACCTTCTCTCCTGAAATTCTTGTCAAAACTTGTTCCCTAGAGCAAGAAATTGCTGATGGTTCAGCAAACATTCATATTACAGTTGATAAGACTGACGGATTTCCTGATAAGAACGGTCTGATAATGATCGATCAGGAAATTTTCCTGTATGAGACTAAAAACGATACCCAGTTTCAAAATTGCATTAGAGGATATAGTGCAAAAACGACAATTGGCGATTTATACAATGATATCAGCTTTGTTGACAGTAATACAGATGTCCATAAACAATTTGCTGAAGTTAGCAACCTAAGCAACCTGCTGCTGGCAGGATTAACCAAACAATACGAAGAGCAATATACTTCTGGTTTCCCATATCAGTATCTTAGAGACCAGAGCAACAAAAACTTGCTCGTTAAGCGTATCAAGGACTTTTATCAAGTCAAAGGTACGCCACAATCTTTGGAATTCATTTTCCAGATTCTTTTTAGTGTCAAACCAGACATTTTCTATCCGAAAGAGAATGTTTTCAAGAGTTCGGAGTCTGGTTGGAATAGTAAAGAGCTTTTACTAGTCGAAGTTATCTCTGGTGACATCCGTGAGGTTGTTGGTAATGAAATTAGACAAGTACCCGACCCATATAACCCAGAACTGACAGCTGCTCTTGCAATCATCGACAATATTGTCGGTGAACCATATCAAGGTAGTAGATTATACACTCTGACTATTTCTCCTGGAAGTAAAGAGGGCAAATTCTCGATTGCTCGCCGTACATTCCTGATGAATGCTCTTTCTCAGAATGCTGGAGTTGGAGATCGCATTGATGTGTTCTCTACAATCGGTTTTCCTGAAAGAGATGGTCGAGTTGTTATCGGAACAGAAGAAATTACATATAGCACCAAAACTGCAACTCAGTTTATCATTGCTGAGCGAGATTCAGCTATAAAAGATGTTGCAAGCAAGAGATCATACTTCCATAAGAAAAGCGTACGTTGTTTTACTAAGAATAATCTTACTGGTAGGTATACTGACGAATTTGGGATTCCGAGAGAAACTCAATTAAGGATTTACGGTCTTGTTTCTGGTCTCACTAGCGAAGGACTAGAATTAGAGTCGTCTTCCTTGATCTATGGCGAAACAGGCGATCAAAATACCTTTGACGTTGAAGATGGTGGCATTCCATATATCGCTATCGACAATATGGTCGAGTTTTCGTCTTCTGGATTCTTTGACGACCTTCCTCTTACTAATGAATGGGTTGTTAACGAAAACTTTAGCAAATTAGCTGCATTTGATCCTAGCAATATTGGATCAACCGAAATTAAGAACAAATTGCTTTCTGATGTCTCTGCAATTTACAGAGATACCAAAAATTACTATATTGCATCATCTGGATTCCCATCTTATTCAATTGGACCTTTTGATAACACTAGTGTTCCTCAAGATCAAGAACATCTTAAGATTATTCCCAGAACACCAATTGATGCATCTGTTAAGCAGTATTCTACCAACAGAGAAGTCGGTGTTCTTGTCAATGGTGTCCCTCTACTCAATCATAGGTCTCCAAACGGTATCGAATTCGGTGCTGTAGATAAAATTGTACTTACAGATAGTGGTAGAGGATATACAACTCCTCCTACTGTTAATATTGCAGGAAATGCTGAAGCTTATGCTGAATTGAATGGTTTAGGCGAAGTTACCAATATTGTACTCACAAATAATGGATCTGGATATTCATCTCCTCCTACAGTTGAATTAAGCTCTGGTAGTGGCGGACAATTCACGGTTTTGATCCAGCAAGGACAGATTGCTACTATTAGTCTGTCAATTAACTCTCAAGCTCAGATTATTGATGCTGGTCAAGACTATACTGAACCTCCCAACGTTTTTATCTACGATGCTAGCGGTAAAGGCAAAGGTGCTTTGTTTACTTGCCAAATTGATACTAGTACTGGTCAGATTACTGGATTTACACAATTGTCTGGCGGTTTTGATTATCAAGAAGATACAACTACTGTTACCCTTGCTCCTAAGCACCAAATTGCAGCTGCAGAGGCAGAACTGACGCAATGGAAATTTAATACGTACTTTGAGGAAACTGTAGACAACGGAAACACCTCTGGTATCGTTTATGAGAGTCCTGACATCAATTATGGGTATGCGTACAGTCATATCATTGCACCCACCTCTCTGAAGATCCTGAGAGTCGATAACGTCGATAGTCAAGGCAACCCTTTGACAATCAAGTCACATTCTCCGATTTTGGGATGGGCATATGACGGAAATCCGATTTATGGATCATTTGGTTACGATAATCCATATCAAGACGTTCAAGCTGCTAGTCCAACTATCAAACGTCTCCAATCTTCCTGGAGAATAAAAACAACTCGGGGAAATGACTCTCCTAGCGAAACTACTTATTCTTTGGGTCGTTTTGTTAACGATTACGAGTATATCGAACGTTTGGGAGATCTAGACGCTAATAACGGTCGTTTCTGCACCACACCTGAATTTCCCGATGGTGTGTATGCATATTTTATGACTACCGATGAGAACGAGGGTCCATCGTTCCCATATTCAATCGGAGAGGCATTTTATAACGTCCCTGTCGAAGAGAACTGGAAATTAAGTGCCAGACAACGTGATCTACCTTATAACGTCCGTAGACGGCGTGTGAACGCTAGTGAGGAGTCTGGTGAGCTTCTGACATCGAGAGTCAGTGGTGTCAACTATGGTCCTGTTACAAATATCGAAGTACATAGTTCTTCTCAGAACTTTACCAACGAAGATGTTATTTTCGTTGATAATGCAGCAAATGACAGTGGAGATGGTTTATTTGCTGCTGTCAATGAAATTCAAGGACAAGAAGTTGAACAACTGTCTTGCAATAATCCAAAGAACAATTATCTGATTACAAACAACATATTGTTCCTAAATCACGAAACTGTGATTACTCAGAACAATACTGGAGCTTCTGCTAAGGTAATTGGTCAAATTGAAGAAAATGATCGTTTTGTTGTAAAAGATGTTACAGGAACTTTCAATTTAACCGATACTATTAGTTCCACAACCGAAATTTACAATCTGACATTTGACAACACTATTATCGCTGATATTGGCAGCGAAGTGGTTTTACAAGTGCAGTCTGCTGGTGTTGCTCACGAAGTTGCTGTTGGTAAGGTTTTAAGAAACGTTTTTGACAAAAATACAGTTATTGTCGAATTGCAGCTTGCAAACCCTGACGAGAACACAACACTAGACGAAGATGGCGTTACAACCATCACAATTCCAAGAAGTAGTTATACCAACATTGGATATTTTGCTATTGGTAACGGAGTCAACATTGGTGCTGTTTCTGCAACTATTGTCAATATTAGATCTCTTTCTAAAGATTTTAAACTTCTTGACATCGAAGATAATATTGCGGTACTGAAAACTAAAGATAAATTCCACGGTCTTGCGGTTGGTGATGATGTCATCGTTACTGTCGAACCAAACTCAAGTATCGCTACTCAAAGGTATGATGTAGAAACTAAGAAGTATCATACTATTCAGCTGAATAATATTGAAAGATCTACTGCGATTAATTATTCTGGTCTTTCTAGAATTTCTATTATTGGTGCTGGAACATCATTTGCGCCAAGTCAAACTTATACTGGCGTCACTGCAGAATTCTTTGGCGAAGGCAGACTTGGTGTGACTCACGGTTCGCTTAATATTACTACAGATGCCAACGGTAGAGTTGCAACTGCTGTGATTGCTGATGGCGGTGCTGGATATCAATACGGTGATGTAGTCAGTGTAGCGGTTGGCACACTTGGTGGCAATGTGCAAAGTCAGAAACCATCTTTCTTTGTTGATGCAGCTGGATTTGGTTACAATGAAACTGAATTGATCGTTGACAACTCAAATGGTATTTCTACTGGAGATATCATACAAATCACTGAAGAAAGATTAGAAGTTGTCAGTGTAACTGGAAATATCATTACAGTTATCAGAGGAGCTCAAAATACAGAAATTGTCGATCATTTAGATGACATTGCCGTAGAATTGGTCACAAAGACATATAGATTTACTAAAGACAGTGTTGTTAATTTTGGATCTAGTAATGCATATGTTGATAACTATGATCCATCTACGCAACAGCTTGATGTTTACTATGTAAATGAGGGTGACCAGATTATTGCAGATAATTCTATTTTTGTAGATGAAAGCACTCCAACCAAGCAAGCACAGATTGATAGTGTTACTGACACGTCTCTCAGATTCAGATTCCGTAAAGATGGTGAGTCTGAATGGTTTAAGAACATTAGTCTTGATATTCAAAGAACATATCGATACATCTTTGATACTAGTAGTCCTACCTTGGTTGGTAGACATCTTAAGTTCTACGAGAATGTTTATAGAACTAGAAATCTTCTTCAGGCATTTGAGTCCATCGAAAAACCTGGATTCTCTGGTTCATACACTTCTTTCCAGCTAGGTTACGGTATTCCTATTGACGGAACTAATTGGGAGCAAAAACCAGTTATTGCTGTTCCTCCTAAAATCTATTATGATGAACCCTTAAGCAAAATTAATTCGGAAGATCAATTCTTTACTCTTGTAGAAGATCCATTTGCTGGTAAGCACGCTGTATTCTATGGCTTTGAATACGAATTTGCTTATAGACTACCCAAGGCACCTCAGCAAGAAGGATTTACAAACGTTCAGTACTTTACAGATTCTCTGTATGCTATTGGTAGCATTAAGAACGTTAAAGTTATTAGTGGTGGTAAGAACTTCACATTACCCCCACAACTTCCTGGTGTCTTCTTGAATAAGAGGTTTAGAGGTGCATTTACTCCTTTAATCGAAGATGGCAAGATTACTTCGGTAAACATTATTGATACGGGACTAAACTACTCCCAACCCAAGGTTTTACTTGAGAACACTGGTGGTGGCGCTAATGCTCAGTTCCGTGTTGAGCTGACTAATCAAGGTGCTGTTGGTCGTATTGTGCCTACAGAAGAAGGTTCTGGATATGGTCCTGATACTACTGTGAGACTATATGAGTCTGACGCAAAACTATATGCTCACGGCGAGAATATTGGTAGGCTTGCCACTTTAGAGATTATTTCTTCTGGTAAAAACTTTAATAATGATCCATCATTGCTGCCACAGGTCAATCCTCCTATTGTGATGACTTTAAGAAACTTCCCTGATAGGGCATTCTTAAATGGTGAACAAATTACTCAGAGAGATGCCAATGGGAAGATGATCGCATTTGGTCGTGTTGACTATTGGATCAATGGTATGAACATTCTGCGAATTAAGCAGGTTCAGGGTAAATTTGATCAACGATATCCTCTTTATGGCGAAGCGCTTCGCAGCACAGCTGATATTCAGAAGATTTACGTTGCTAAGATTGATCCTGTTATTGGACCTACTAGCACATCGATTGGTAACTTCCAAACTGACCGTAGTAAGCTGTCTGCTGTGTCGCAGAAGATTCAAGATGGTATTTACTATCAAGATTATTCTTATGTGGTTAAATCCACCATTTCTATTAATGACTGGAGAGACTTTGTTAAGAAGTTCACTCACCCTGCAGGATTTAACCTGTTTGGTGAAGTTCTAATCGAATCTTTCGGTGATGCCGAGCAACCAGCAACTATTGACACTCCTCAGTCTGGCACTAAGGACAATGGTTTTGGTGCTGTCATTAGTATTATTGAACCTGGTGTTTTAGGAGTTACTACTAGTCATAAAGCTACGAGAATTACTCAATCTCACGTCAGAGTTGATACATTCAGACAGCAGCGTGGTCTTGGCACTCTTAACTACAGTGAGCGTAACAATGTAGAGATCGAGGTATTTGACCTTGCCGTATCTCCTGAATTCGATGGTGAGGTGCAAGTAGACGGTTCGGTTACTGGCACAAGAACCTTTACGCTGTTCAAAAAAGATATCAATGAACCGTTGGTGCCATACAAAGCACAGCAATTGCTGGTAACTCTAGATGGTGTGCTGCAGGATCCCGATACTGCATATACTGTCTCTGGTAGTACAATTACATTTGCTGAAGCTCCTCTCGGACCATTTGTTGATGCTAAGACTGGCATTAATGTTCCTGGAGTTAATTTCTACGGTAAGTCAATTAAATTCCAAGACAATATTAACAATGACCGTTATATGCTTGAGGCAAATAATATTACCTCACAGTTTGATGGTACTAGTACTAATTTCGATCTCGGTATTGAAATTGTCAATGACGACCACGTATTCATCTCTTTGGATGGTGTTCTTCAAGAACCTGGAGTCGCATACAACCTTGTGGAAGGTGGTGCAGGCGAAGTTACCTTTACAGAACCTCCTAGACAAGTTGGTAAGATCCTAGAGCTGGATATTACTGATGCAACTAACTTCTTAGTTAATGATTTTGTTGTTGGACAGACATCTGGAGCACGTGGCGAGATTGTCGCTAAACGTTACTTTGTCGATCACAGATTCCTCAATGCTGCAGATCTATTAGCTGACAACAGTACAATTCTTGCTGAAGAAGCTGTTGGAATTTTAGATGATACCAGTAAGTTTGATGGATTCACTTATCCTGGTCTAGGTAGAAACCAGTGTATCACTGATCTCAAATCTGTTCTGAAAAATATTTCTAGAGATTTGCAACTTGGT